CCAGAAACAATAAAGCGATTAAATGCAGAAATAAAAGAAACTTCTGTAAATATTGCAGAGGTTGCTAATGACGCTTTAGATGCTGGAAAAGATATAGCTGCAAATATAGGAGATGCTATTGGAGAGGTTGCTAATATTGGTAAAATAGCTGGGGAAGAACTTGGGAAGGTAAGTGTAAAAGCCGCTTTAGAAACAGCTAAAACAAACGTCCAATTAAAAAATAGTGCTGAAATTGCAGCCGCTCAACAATCAAGGCTAGTTGAACAATATGACAGGCAAGCTGAACAACTTAGACAAATTAGAGATGAAGAACGTAATACAGTAGCTGAACGTAAAGAAGCTAACGATAAGCTTTTAGAGGTTCTAGCAGAGCAAGAAACAGCAATGTTAAAACAAGCTGATTTACAAGTAGCTGCAGCACAAAACGAAGTAAATAAAAACAATACTATAGAAGCTCAAGTTGCTTTAATAGATGCCTTAGCAAACAAAGAAGGGGTTTTAGCTCAAGTTGAAGGGTTAAGGTCTGAACAATTATCAAACGACTTAGCACTTGACAGAGAACAAATAGAGCTGACTAATTCTAAGTTAGAAAGTGAAAGCACATTATCAATAGAGCGTAAAAGATTTAACGCTGAACAGATAGAAGATGAACTAGCAAGGCTAGAAGCATTAAAAGAAATTGATTTACTAGAAGCTGAACAAGAAACTATTAGACTTAAAGCTATTGTAGATAATGCAAATGCAGAAACACAAGCTAAGATAGATGCTCAGATAGCTTTAGATGAGTTTTTAGAACAGTCTAGGCAAACTGGAATAACAAGAGAAACAGAAATCACAGATGTTAAAGACAAAATTGCTGCCGAAAATTCAAAAAATGAAGTAAAATGGGCTGAATTAACACAAGAAGAAAAATTAAAAATAATTAGTAAAGGCTTTAGCGATTTGGCTTCAATTTTAGGGGAAGAAAGTGCTGCCGGTAAAGCGGCTGCGATAGCTGGCGCAACAATAGACACCTTTGCGAGTGCTACATCTTCTTATAATTCTTTATCTGGTATTCCTGTAATAGGACCAGTTTTAGGGGCAGCTGCAGCTGGAGCTGCGATAGCTTCTGGGTTAGCGACAGTCAAAAAAATAGCTTCTACTAAAGTTCCCGGCGGTGGCGGTGGCGGTGGCGGTTCAGTACCATCAGCACCTTCAACACCTACAGCGCCATCATTACCCCCTAGCTTTAACATAGTTGGTGCTAGTGATACAAACCAACTAGCAGACGCAATCGGAGGACAGTCTCAACAGCCAGTACAAGCTTTCGTTGTAGCTAATGATGTAACCACAGCACAAAGCTTACAGAACAATATTGTTGAAGGTGCTACAATAGAATAAAATACAAAATAAATTAAAAACATTTATATAATAATATGCGGATAGTAGAACTAATTTTAGACGAAGACCAAGAAATAGGAATCGAAGCTATTAGCGTAGTGGAGAATCCAGCAATAGAAGAAGACTTTATAGCTCTCAAATCTCAAGAGTTTAAACTTGCAGAAGTAGACAAAGAGCGTAGAATACTAATGGGTGCTTTATTAATACCTAACAAGCCTATTTATAGACGTAACGGAGAAGATGAGTACTATATATACTTCTCAAAAGATACTGTCTTAAAAGCGTCTCAAATGTACTTAACACAAGGGAAGCAAAATAACTCTACATTAGAACACCAATACGCAATCGAAGGATTAAGCTTAGTTGAGTCTTGGCTAGTAGAAGATAAAGTACACGACAAGTCTGTAAAATACGGAATGGACTTACCTTTAGGTACTTGGGTCGGAAGCGTTAAAGTAAACAACGATAAAATCTGGAACGAGTTTGTAAAGACTGGTAAAGTAAAGGGGTTCAGTATAGAAGGTATGTTCATTGACCGAATGGAACGCCCTAAAGAAGAGATTAAAGACGAACTAGCTAAGATAGAAGAAGCAGAAGCAGATTATTTATTAAGCCAAATAACAGCTATCATTAAAAACGATAAGCGAGTAAAGGGTGGTAAAAAAACAGTTTTAGAAAGCTACTCAGACTATCCTAGTGGTGTTAAGAATAACGCTAAAAGAGGTTTAAAACTTAACGACAAAGTAGATAATAAATGTGCTACTCAAGTTGGTAAAGTAAGAGCACAGCAATTAGCACAGGGAAAACCAATAAGCAAAGAAACTATAAAAAGAATGTTTAGCTATTTGTCAAGAGCTAAAGAGTATTATGACGAAGGAGATTCTAAGGCTTGTGGTACTATCTCTTATTTGCTATGGGGTGGTAAAGCTGGGTTAAGATGGGCTGGTAGTAAACTAAAAGAGTTAGAAAACTTAAGCCTTGCTTCTATGACAATAAACGAAGATTTTGCTATTATAGATGATAGACTTGCATACTCAACAGAAGAAAAAGCTAAAGAGATGGCAACTAACATAGGGTGCGAAGAAACACATACACACAATTACGAGGGTAAGACTTGGTATATGCCTTGTGAAAAGCACAGTGTAGAGATGTACGGCAAGTGTCCAGAGGGTTACAAGAAGAAAGATGGTAAATGTATCAAAAACTAATAAATGATTAAAGACAAATCTAAAGAATTTATAACACCAAGTAAGACAAGCCCTAAGGGCGGCAGTAGAGGTGGTTGTTTATGTAAAGACAATACATATAAGACTAAATGCTGCGATGGAAGCTTAAGAGCTCAAGGAATTGGTAATACTTGAAAATGCAAAATAAATTAAACTAAATTATATATAAGTATGAAGTCAAACAATGTGATTGAAAAAATCAAAGACGTTCTTAACCTTAACGAAGATGTTAAGCTAGAACAACAAGCTTTAGAAAATGGAACTGTATTAGAAGCAGATTCATTTGAAGCAGATAACGAAGTATTTATCGTTACTGAAGACGAGCGTGTAGCTGTACCTGTTGGAGAGTATCAACTTGAAGACGGAAGAATCTTAGTAGTAGCTGAAGATGGTATTATCTCAGAGGTTAAAGAAGCTGGGGAAGAAGAAGAAGTAGTAGAAGAAGTAGAAGCCGAAGAAGAAAAAGAAGAAATGGCTTATGCAACTAAAGAAGAACTTGCTGAGGTTAAAGAAATGATTGAAGAAATCAAAGCAATGTTAGAGCCTAAAGAAGACTTAAGCTCTGAAGATTTAGGTAACCTTATTACTGAAGAACTTTCTAAGCACGAACTAAGCGAAGTACCACAAGAGGTACAAGAAGAATTAAACCAACCAGCGGCTGAGCCTATTATGGCTAACCCAGAAGCTGATACAACAAACAAAACAAGTTTTAAGTTTGCACAAAACCGCAAATCTTCAACTTTAGACAGAGTATTAAATAAAATCATTAACAACTAAAATTAAATAAAATGCCAAATCCAACTATTACTGGTTCTTCATATGCTGGAGAATTTGCTGGGAAGTACTTAGGTGCTGCCCTATTATCCGCTTCAACATTAGACGCTGGAGCAATTACAATACTGCCTAACATCAAGTACAAGGCGGCTATGAAAGTAGGAACTTTTTCTAACTTAGTACGTTCTGCAGACTGTGACTTTGATGCAGCAACTTCTGGGCTTACTTTAACTGAAAAAGTATTAACACCTTCTGAATTACAAGTAAACTTACAAATCTGTAAGAAAGAGCTCCACGCTGACTGGGAAGCTGCTCAAATGGGCTTTAGTGCTTTTGACGAATTGCCTCCTTTATTTTCTGACTATGTTATTTCAAGAGTAGCTGCTGAGGTTGCTAACGCTACTGAAGCATCTATCTGGAGCGGTGCTGCTGGAGAAGGTTCTTTTGATGGATTCTTACAAGTGGCTTTAGCTGATGGTGATGTAAACGACATTACAGCCGAAACTATTACGTCTGCAAATGTTATCGCTCAAATGGGTGCTGTTGTAGATAGTGCTGTCGCTAACGCACCAGCTATCTTAGGAAAAGAAGATTTAACTCTTTATGTTTCTACAAATGTCGCACAAGCTTATATTAGAGCTTTAGGCGGATTTGCGGCAACTATTGGTGGAGCTGGTACAGACAACAAAGGGACACAATGGTATAACGGTGGAGTTTTATCCTTTGAAGGTATTAACATATTTGTAGCAAAAGGATTCGGAAGCAACAAAATGCTTTTATCTCCTAAGTCAAATTTATTCTTTGGGACTGGTCTCTTAGATGACAGAAACGAAGTAAGAGTAATTGATATGTCAGAAACTGATGGTTCTCAAAATGTACGCGTTGTGATGCGTTACACAGCTGGAGTTCAAATCGGAATTGGAAACGATATCGTTCTTTATTCTTAATTACTAATTAACTGATATTAAAGGGTGGGCTAATCTGCCTACCCTTTTTTATTTAAAATCAAAAAAATATGGCTTGTGCAATAACAAAAGGTAGAGGGGTCGGATGTAAGACCGCCTTTGCTGGAATTAAAAATATTTACATCTTAGACTTTGCTGCAGAGGTGGCAAATGCTACACCTTCAGCTGGAACTGTTGACTTAGCAGCTCTTTCTAGTTCTGACTTTTTTAAGTTTGAAGTTAAAGGAGGACAAACATCACTTGAAACTACTGTGGTTTCGAGTAGAGAAAACGGGACGACATACTATGAAAGTACATTAAACGTTACTTTTCAAGTGTTAGACGTAGCAACTCAAGAAGAAATTAAACTTCTAAATAGAGGGCGTGCTCACTATGTAGCTGAACTATATCCTAATGGTGCTGGAGTAACTAAGTTCCTGCTAATAGGTAAAGCTAACGGAGCAGAAATCACTGGGGGTACTATAGTATCTGGTGCTGCTGCTGGGGATTTACAAGGATTTACACTAACTGCTGTTGCGACTGAGGTAGACCCTCCGTTTTTTGCAACTGCTCCAGATGTAGCTTCAACAACTCCAATAGACCCAACTTAATATATTATTTATATTTAAAATTAGCCTTTCCTTTTGGGGGGGCTTTTTTTTTATACAAAATAATTTAGTTTTGTTTATATATTAGTATGAAGTTAATAGCAACAAACGGAGATAAAACTTTTAAGGTAATACCTAGACAGTTTATTAATGGAGCGATTACTGTAATCCTTACAAGTGAAAGCACTGGAACGGTTATAACTAAAACACCTACAGCTTCACTAGATGTAAATTATATGTCTTTTACTGTGGCTTTTGGCACTTTAACTGAAGCAGACTTTTACACGCTTGAAATTAAAAACGGAACTGTTATAATATACAAGGATAGAGTGTTTTGTACTGACCAAACAGTAAACCAAGTAAACAACGATTACTACTCTGTAAACGATGGAGTTTATAATACAGAGGATAGTTTTGATAACGATTATATTATTATATGAATGATTTACGAATAGTTAACTTAAGTAGTTACACAAGCCCAGAGATTATTGAGAAGTCCAACAAGCAATGGGTAGCTTATGGTAGTGATAATAATTTCTTTGCACACCTAATTTCTAATTATGAGAATAGTCCAACAAACAACGCTATTATAAACGCTATTAGCCAACAAATATACGGACTTGGCTTAGATGCTTCAAATTCAAGTAGAAGACCAGAACAATACGCTAAAATGATTACAATGTTTCACAAAGACTGTGTGCAAAAACTTTGTTTTGATTTAAAGCTTATGGGACAATGTGCTATGCAAGTAAT